GGTTTGCAATAAGGCCGGCGCAAGAGATACCAAGACCTTGGCCGGAGGCGTTCACATGGATAGTAAGGGGGCGCCGATAGCCTATGACATCAGAACCGCGAACCCTGGGAGCGAAAAAAGTTTCGAGCGCAAATGGGAAACAATTCCGGCTTTTAATAAGCTAGGGAGGCGGAATATATTACATATATATGAACGGCTCAGACCAGACCAGACGCGCGGGATGCCGTACCTGGCGCCCATTATAGAGATCGTTAAACAGTTGTCAAAGTATACCAACGCAGAGATAGCGGCGGCCGTTGTGAATAGCTATTTTACAGTGTTTTTGAAGTCCGAGACTGGAACTACCGGGCTTTCACCATTTGCAATGACGGCCGAAACAAACGCCAGTAGCCAAGACCAGGACTATAAGCTAGGAATGGGGGCGTTTATAACTCTAGGCGCGAATGAGTCGGTAGACTTTGCAGACCCGAAGAGGCCGAACCAGAATTTTGAAAAGTTCATGCAAGCCATGTTTCAACAAATTGGCGTATCTTTGTCTATTCCGTATGAACTCTTGATGTATAAATTTTCGTCTAGTTATTCGGCGGCCAGGGCGTCAATGTTGTTGGCCTGGTTAACGTTTCGGACTAAACGGTCTTTAATCGTAAATCATTATTGTAACCCTGTCTATGAGGCATGGTTTGAGGAAGCGGTCGCAAGAGGGCGGATTGACGCCCCTGGATTTATGGATGATTTCGCGATGCGGTCGGCATATTTAGGCGCCAAGTGGATAGGTCAGAGTCCTGGGCAAATAGACCCGGTAAAGGAAACGACGGCGGCATTAGACAGGATAGCGGGACGATTGACAACTATTGCCGGAGAGAGCGCGGCCATCGGCGAAGATTTCGACGCAAACATTAATCAGATAGCATACGAAGAACGAGTCATGCGGGAAAAAGGCGTTTCTTTTGTTGGCCAGGGTGCCAGGGGAGGCTCAGGCCAGGCCATAATTAACGCGGAAACAATGGCCGGCGAGGGAGATATCGAGGAAGATATCGACGAAGAAGAGGACACCGAAGAGGACACCGAGGACTAAAAACATTAATCAGGGAGGCGTAAAACATGAATAAATTTTCTTTGCCATTACTTTGGGCTATTTTGCCGAGTTGTTTAAACAAAGTGGCGGAAATATACGAAAAACAGGCGGAATTTTACAATAATCGTATAAATTCTAATGTTATGGCGGGTGACCAAAAAGGCGTTATACAGGCCGGAAAAGAGGCCGACTTCAAGACGTTAGGGCTTCCGGTCGGGATAAATGCAGCAAATGAAGCCACTTTTGAGGTTATCGATGGTGTCGGATTTCTACCCATAGAGGGCGTGATAATACCAAAAAGTGATATTTTCTCTTTGCTTTTTGGCGGATTTGCGGGGCTAGACATATTAACCAGGGATTTCAAGGAAATGTTAGGCCGTAGCGACATACACACTATAGTATTGGAAATAGATAGCCCCGGAGGTAGCGCTTTTGGTATTCAGCAATTCGCAAATTTAATTTTTGAGTCAAGAAGCGTAAAACCTATTATATCGGTAACGTCAGGGACTATGGCAAGCGCGGCCATGTGGATAGGCGCGGCAGCGCACAAGGTATTAATCACCGGTGACGTCACGGTGGTAGGTTCTATCGGTACGGTGACCACACATACGGACATATCAGAGTTTAACAAAATGATGGGGATTAAGCAGACGGAGGTAGCGGCCGGAGAATTTAAAAGGGTGCCATCGTCATTAGAGCCGTTGTCGGAAAAAGGCCGAGAAGTATTACAAGACCAGGTAAACAGGGTTAATGACGCTTTTGTAAATGGTATCGCATCGTTTAGGGGTGTGCCTGTAAATACCGTTAACAAAAAGATGGGAAACGGTAAGATTTTTATTGGTACCCAGGCCATAGACGCGGGGCTTGTCGATGAAAAAATAACAGTGGAAAGCTTTTTAGGCATCGTCACAGACAGTGCAAGCTCTTTAAGGTTCATAAATAAAAAAGATAGTAATTTTAATATTTTTCTAGGAGGCGCAAAAATGACAGTGATGGAACAGTTGGCAAAATTGCAGGAGGAAAACGTAGACCTTTATAATGCTATTATAGAAAGAGGCAAGGCGATTGCAAAGGCATCGCTTGACCAGGATCTAGCAGACGCCAAGGCCGCAGAGTACGCCAGGGGCGTAGAGGACGGTAAGCTTGAGGGTAAAAACGATGGGGCGGTCGCAGAGAGGGAAAGGATTACAAGTATTAGGTCGTTTGCGACTAGCTCAAATATGGCCATGATTGAAGGTTTTATCGCCGACGGAAGAACCACAGCGCCGGAGGCAGCCGTAGAAATCCTAAAGGCTCAGAAAGAAAGCAACGCTAACCACTTGCAAGCCCTGGAAAGCAACGCCCCTAAGCCAATAGGCGCGGATATTGTCAACCCGGATAATGTGGACGGCTCCGAAAAGGGATTGAAACAGTTGGTCGCCGAGTACATGGCCGACAATAAAGGCGTTACAAAAGGAAAAGCGATAATTGCGTGTTCTAAACTTTATCCAAACGCAAAAAATGACTTTGTTCAAGAGGTTAAGAAGTCAGCATAAAATAAAGGCATCAGATATCAGAGCCGTCTAGTCATTCCTGGCGGGCGGAGTAAATTTTATATAATCTTTTTTGTTTTTTTTAGGAGGGTCTTAAAAATGGGAAAAGTTACGAACCCAATGACGATGATCGCAAGTGTAGAGATCGCGCAAAAACTCAGGGTCGCTATTAAAGCCGGGACGACTACAGCGCCACCAGAAGTGGCCATCGCCGGAGTAGGCGACCCAGGCGTGGGCGTCAATGATTATCTTGTCGCTATCAATGAAAAGGCGGCTATTGAGCCTTATAACAAAAGTGGTACCCTGGAAATGGTAGCCAATGGAGTGGTTGGTATTGGTGCCGATGTGTTCCCGGCGGCCGGTGGGAAAATATCTACTGTTCCGGCGGGTGACCCATTAGGCATGGCATTGGAAGCGGCTACCGCAGACGGTGACATCATAGAAATACTTGTTTATCCTAAGAGCATGAGTGTCATACAATCTTCCGGTGTCACCAGTATTGCGACCACTGGCGCAACAAGCGAATATATTATCGCACCGAAAGCGGGACGACTGGCAGAGGTCGACTTTTCTTCACTGGCAGCCTTGGCCGCTAATGACACAAATTATATTACCTGGACAATTACTAACCTGGGGCAAGATGGCGCGGGTACGGCGGTTATGTTATTGGCTTCCGATGTCAACACCACAAAGGCCACCGGCGGATCGGCTCTAGTTGCTAATACCAGGCGCCAGTTGAGCTTGACCGCAACACCGGCCGATTTGGTAGTAGCAGAAGGCGACAGGATAAAGATTACAGCTACCGCGACAGGTACTTTGGCCGGAGCCGTAACCGTTCCAGTGTATTCGCTACGGTTTGTCTAAGGTTTAGATTTTTGTATTAAATAGTTTGCCATGCGGGAGCGGGTGCCTATAATTCTTCCCCCACAGGATTAGAGCGCGACCTGTTCCCGTCCCCGGCTACCAAGAAATGTTATTATAATTTTAGAATTAAAAAGCAGGGAGGAAAAAAAATGCCAAGCCCACAAACAACGGCTATAGTAAGAAATGACCTGGCGACTATCGCCTGGGAGTATGCGATTGACGCCGCGAGTCGTGGTTTCGTAGCGCCAAAATTGCTACCAATGTTTACGACACCAAAAAAAGAAGGGGTTTATCCTATAATCACAGTTGAAAGTTTCTTGAAGCCACAAAAGACCGCTCGCGCACCGAGAGGCGCGTATAACAGGTCAGATTATGACTTCAAAGAAGGTAACTACTCATGTGAGGAAAACGGTTGGGAGGAACTCTTGGACGATTCAGAGCGAACCCTTTATGGCGATGCACAGCTAGACGCGGAGGCTATCGCGGTTATGCGAGCCGTAGACGTTTTAATGTCATCTCAGGAAATCAGGACAGCCACTTTGCTACAGAATACGGCGGTCATTGCTAACAGTGCGGTAGGTACCGCGTGGAGCGTATCGGCTACCGCGACACCTAGAGCCGATGTGGTTTCAGCAATGAATACAATGAGATCCAATTTTGGTGTTAAGCCGAACAAAATGACCATTTCGGACAAAACCAAGAATGACTTGTTATTGACCGCAGAAATTACGGACGCTTTTAAGTACACCAACCCAATTGAATTGGGCGGCGT